ATGGTAATGAAAGCAAAGTTACTCGTTGCCGCAATTGTGACCATGTTCGCGACGGTTCTTGTACCCATGACGGTACGCGCAAGCGACGGAACAGGCGGCGGAGCAAGCGGCGAAATGGGGTTGGTGATGTCCGCCATTACAACCCTAACCACGCTTATCGGCAACATCTTCACGCTGATGACGAGCAACCCCGTACTGGCAATCTTCTTGGCCGCGGGACTGCTTGGCGTAGCGATCGTGGTATTTAAGCGTCTTCGCGGAGCGGCACGATAAACAACGGCCACGGGGCAGGGGTATACAAACCTCGCCCCAACTACATAGCCCTACCAGTCATTTAAGAAAGGAGTACCCCATGCAATTATCTACATGGTACGTAATGCATAACTCTATAACAGAACAACAATTAGCGACATTCCTTAACAACGTGGTCGGCTTATTCGCGGATACATTGATTGCCATGTGGAATACACCAATACTGCGATTTTTTATAGCATTTTCGATGGTTGCCGTAATATTCGCACTTGGTCTGCTCCTTATGAAAACCGCAAAAAGCGGGAAATTGTAAAACCGATTAATAACCCCACGAAAGGCGGCGGCGGTATGCACAAAAAGCTACTCACAACCCTACTGATAACGGCGATCCTGTTCGCCGCTTTTCCTTTGCGTATATATGCCGACGAACTCCACGGCGGTCAAGGCCGCTTGTCAACAGGCCACTTGTCAACAGAGGAAATGGAAAGGGCTGTGCTGGGCGCATTAACCGCAGGTGGCATGACCTTCGAAACACAAAGCGCATGGGATGCATTTTGGAACGGGTTTTCATCCAACATGCTCGAAGCGGAAAACACCCGCGGCCTATATAGGCAACTGGAAACGGAACTGGTGCGTGGTGCGCTGGTCGGTGGTAGTGAGTTCGTCCGATGGACAGGCAATACGATGAACAGTTTATGGAACGCGGCCGCAGATTATATTTCCGGCCGTGTAAGTGGGCAAATAAACACAGGAAGGGTAACCATTCCGGCAGTAATATTTGAATCACATTTATTTATAGGTGTTGTCAATGGAATTCCCGTCGTTGATTTAGATAGATGGAATTCTGCACCAAATGCACAGCGAGTGGAATTAATGAAAAGATTCAATGTACGTGATACCGTTATAAACGGAAATGAATATAAAAGTGATGATGTACGAATAGAACGAAGAAATGTATGTGAATGTTGCCACGGTCCATCGTTGGAAACAATTGTTATATTAGGAAATTTCAGCATTAACGGAAATATAGTTATGAACCCATGGGGTAGAGAAAGAAGATATGTAAATTATAGTGTCACGGAAAATGCGATAAGCCAAGCACGTCGAAGCGGATTAATTATCGGACAAGACCGCTGGGGAAGCAGGTTTATGTGGTCAAGTGTGATGTATACATTACATACCGGAAGCACGGTGACAGAAAGGATAGCATTGGGAGCAGGACAACCATTATTTTTTACAAATCAAATCGAAGATAAAATAATTGCACCATCAATTGACATGAATATACATGAAGCAAATATGTTAAATCGCCTCGACGAACTAATAACCCTAATCGAATCCCTCAGCGGCACGTTGGACGAAATCTTGCTCCGCATCCCCGACAACCTCGCTGATCTACTCGGCAAAACCACCGAGTACGTCATCATCCACCAAGACGAACTAACCCCCGAACCGTCCCCCAGCCCATCGCCCGATCCCACCCCCAGCCCACCGCCGCATGTTTGCGAACATGAATGCGAAGACTGCGAAGACAATAACGGCGGCGGCGGTTGGTGGAGTAATATATTCGAATGGATATTTAACATAATTGAAACCACTTTCGAAATCCTCTTGGGCGGCATCATGTCAATACTAACGTCCCTCGGCAGGGTTTTAACGCAGTTAGTAATATCGGTGGTCGAATTAGCCAACGGGATAATTAACCGCGCGACGGAAGGTGTCGGCGCGTTATTCGACTTGGCACGTCGTCTTATGAGCGACTTACCCCAACACTTCGGACAATTCCCTCTAATGCTCACATCCTTATTTGCACTTATACCCGACGAGTTCATGCTATTGCTGACGTTGAGTTTGGTATTACTCGTCATTGTCGCAGTTAAAAAACGGTTTGTTGGATAGGGGGTGAGGGTATGGTACGCGATTTCTTTGGATGGATATGGAGCGGAATAAGAAGACCCATTGATTGGGTCGTTGAGAATGTACTGGAAAATATACTGGAATTTATCGCGGGTATCATAGGTACGATATTGGAAGTCATAACAGGAGCGTTATCAGCAATCTTGCGCATCGTAGGCCGCATTATAGAAAGCGTCGCGGAATTTGTTAGGGACATAGCATTGGAAATAGCCGACGCACTCGTTAACGCGCTGGATACAAGCGTAGGGTTTTTTAAAACAGTTGTAGACGGAATCCCCGATTTGTTTGAAAACTTCGAAGCGTTCGTATCCGACATTTTTCCATTCATGCCGACCGAATTTGTAATGCTGCTAACCTTCGGTATCGTCCTACTGGCGGCGGTCGCATTGATAAAACTTATTGTCGGAATATTCACATAGAAGGAGGTAACCCATGCTTAATAACTTCGCGCAAATACTCGGAGAAGCCTACAAAATGTTAGGCTACCCGTTTGACATGTTCGGCTTCGAAATCAGCTTTTTAAACGTAATCATATGGTCAGCGGTGGCATCATTAATTATTTGGTTCTTTAACGAGGTGAAATCATGAACGGATACGATGAATACAAAATCGACGAATACGAAAACGAGGAAGTCGATAAAGAACACGATGCGAACAACGATATCGAAGTGATCGCGGTCGGTCAGCTTGATCCCGACTGCGAAAAAACTACGTGTTGTGTAATTATCCCCGAACCCCGCTCTTTTCTCGAAACACCTTTCGAGGAGTACACCGTAACAGAAGGGTTCTTGCTGTTGTACATCGTCATGGTATGCATAGCGTTTTGCTATCACTTTATAAGGAGGTATATCGAATGGTAGTACAAGTGGCACGTTTTTTTGACATCATCGGCGTTGACATGACCCCGCCGAGTAACATGCAAGAACTCATCCCTTACATGATGACCGTCATGATCGGTGTGTTCATCGTCGGCGGTGTATTCAAGGTCATCGGGGCGATCGCGTCATCCTTATTCGAAATGCGGAGGATGTAATCCATGATATGGATAATTGTAATTGCGGCGTTAATTTTATTGGCATTTTTCCCAACCATGCGATGTGCAATTTTAAACGTTATACCTACGGTCATGTACGCCGTTGCGGATGCTATACGCTTCGTAGGATGCAAACAATACAACGATTGCCATACGGGCGAATTACTGGCGTATGTGGGTTTGTTTGGGAAGGGTAAAACATTATCCGTCGTGAAACGGGTAGTAAGTGACTTTAAAAAGTATAACGATAAGCGCGTATGGTGCGATGAACGCAGAAGGTTCGTTAAGCAAAAAGTCAAAATCCTATCCAATGTACATTTGCAAATTCCGTACGAAAAGTTGGTATCGCTGGAGCAAATCGTCATATGCGCGGCGAAGAACCGAACGGCAGACGATGAAAATGAAACCAAAACGATAACGCTCGTGCTGGGTGACGAATTTAGCGTCCAAATGAACAGTCGCAACTTCAAAACGAACATAGACCCGCTGTTCCTCAACACGATCCTTACCTGCCGTCATTACCACATATCGCTTTTCTACACCACGCAACGCTTCCAACACGTCGATGCCTTGCTCCGACAAGTGACCGCATTTGTAATCAATTGCGATAAGTTGTGGCGATTCCAACGCCTATATAAGTACAACGCATGGGAAATGGAGAACGCGACAAACCCGTTACTCCTACAGCCCGTAAGACGCGCATGTTGGTTCGTACACAACCGCGATTTTAAAGCGTACGACACCTACGCAACCGTTGGTAATTTAACTAAATCCATGAAGGAGGGCGACATGATGACCGCCGAGGAAATCCTGGCCCTACAATGCAACACACCCGCCAACATGGACGCTGTTGCGAAGCCATCTAAAAAATGGATGCGGACACAAAAAAAGATGAAGAAATAAAAGAAAGTCCCATCCGTAATCATTATTGATTGAGCGAAAGCGTGACCCCCAGCGGAATGACCCGTGAGCGTATCGTAAGCGGGAGCGCGCGAAGAACACAACATCAACAAACGCAAGTAACCCGCTCAACAAAAAACCCGAGTGCGAAGCACAAACCGAAACCGCCACTCAACGAAACGGACGCGAGCGAATAACTGGAATTAAATGGGAACGCGACCGTGCCTTCCCCAACCCCCCGCGGGAACGGAAAACACAAGTAACCAAAACTCTAACCACGGACACGAAAATACCGACAAAGAACACGAAAAAAGTAGGAAGGAGATGGAGTCACGAAAAGGCGGGTGCCCGCAAAGTGCTTGCACGCGGGCCCCCGCCCTCGCTATCAAGGAAAAAAGCACTTCCCATTCTTTATTCTTTATTAACTTGATTTTATAGATACATTATCACGCTTAAAAAGCTAACTCGCAAAACCAACATAAAAACAAGGAGGGAGGATAAATGCAAGAACGTGAAAAGAAAACAAGTATCGAAATAATTAAAACACCCCTCCCCCCTAAATATAACGCAATAGCAAAAGTTACAACAATGAACCACATAGTTGAAGTAATGGCAATGCACCACGAACCGATGGGACTATATAAAATTAAGCGTCTACCCGACAATAAATATTTGAACATGGAAACGGGAGCGATAAAAGAATACAAAATAAGCGAACATCGAGGTCACTCAATAGAAAGCACCAAAAGAACGATGAAGAAACTCCGACACTTAATCAACAACAACTTTACGGGTGCATCCAACGAACTGTTCGTAACATTAACTTATGCGGAAAACATAACGGACACAGAACGCTTGTACCTTGATTTTAAATTGTTCATGATGCGGCTTAAACGTAAATACCCCGACGTGGAATACTTAAGCGTAGTCGAACCGCAAGGCCGTGGAGCATGGCATTGTCACGTATTACTTAAATTCACCCAACGGGATGAAATATTCATCAAAAACAACGACATTCTTGCACCAATGTGGGGGCAAGGGTTTACCAGCATCAAAAGCCTAAAGGAAGTAGACAACATTGGAGCATACCTCACAGCCTACCTCTCCGACTTGGAAATAACGGACGAAACACGCGATATAGCAATCGGAAACATTGCGTCACATACAAAGGTCGTAGACAAGGAATATACCGAAAACGGTAAAAAGGTAAGCAAACGAATATTAAAAGGCGGCCGTCTTTGTATGTATCCCCCCGGTATGAATATCTACCGAAACAGCCGAGGCATTATCAAGCCCAACACAGAAAAAATGACATACTGGGAATCAAAAATGGTTGTCGGGAATGATCCCCCAAACTATATCAAGCAAGTTGCGATAACCGTTGAAGACATGGCCGTAAACACCATCACATACGAGCAATATAACATGAAACGAAATACCCTTTAAATTACCCTTAAGAAAGTAAATATAAAAAATACAATAAAAGATGAAACATAAACAAACCGAGCAAATACAGGCATTACGGTAACCTGCAAGACATAAAAAACCATGATAAAATGAAGGAGGTCAAATTCAAATCTTGAGAATGTATTATCAACCGTGTAAATGGAAATAATCTCCAATAAAAAAAAACTCAAAGGAGATGAAGTGCATGACACGATTGAATGAAAACGGACAAGCGTTAGTAAAGGTACTATGCCAAGAATGCGAAACGCCGGCAGACGTAACAAAGCTGTTGAAGGAAT